TCTTTTCACGGTTAACTTTAGTAAAAGGAACCGACAGATTAATAACGTTGCCGTTACTGGTCCATAAAGACTTTTCAATGTTCATATGCTTAATTTTATAGCGTTCTACACTATAAAGCAAATAACAGTTGAGTGGACTTAGTCGACCCGTCTTCCTTCGCCCTTGGCATTTCGGCCTTCTCCCACTTTATCTGAGGAGGATGCGGATCTTTCGGAATCTCGGGCCCTGGTTTTCCCAGCGGTTGCTTTTTGATCAGCAGCCTCTTGGGGCTTTAATTCAACCATTTTATCTCCGCCCTCAACAGGTATCATTCCTTTTCTAATTCTAACTTCGTTTGGAGTAATTACCTGCATTCTTAAATATCTTTCATCTATTTGAGATTGAGTGTCTTCATCAGTTAAAGTTAATTCATTAAACTTTAAAGTTAGGGCATCTGTTTTTTCATCAAATATTGCATTAATTTTTTTCTCCAGGGTCATTTGAGCTGGTCGGCAAACCTGCTCTTTAAATGTCTTATCAGCATCTCTGGCTACCGCTAAATTAACTCCCTCTGGAGTTCCTATTTTATTAATTGGAACACGGTGGGCAAGTAGAATTTCGTCTCTATTTGACTTACGATATTTCTCAAATGATCCTTCTTGATTACCCGCTTCAATAGGCTCCATTTTAAATTCAACTTTTGAGTCTGGGCTATCTGCTGGAAGTGGAACATATAGGGATCTGTGATTCTTTCCCTTTAATCCAACTTGGAAAAATTCAAGCAATTTTCTTTCTGACTCTGGAGAAAGCTTTGCTCCCTTAACTGTAATAATATATCTTGGGACCGCTTTGTTTTCAAAGTAATCTAGATTGTAACGACCAGATAATTCATTTCCAGCAAGGGCTACCTGTGCTGCAATGATGTCTGGAATTCCATAATAATTATTCATGGGTGTGTACTTCTTAAAATGAATAATCTCATTTGGGCGATCTTCTTGACCAGCGATTGGGTTCTCTGTTTCGTTCTCGCCAAAGTTATTAAAGAATACAGCCTTGCCATACAGCAGTTGAATGAAGCCATCTCTAAGTCTGCGAACACGCATTGTTTTTGCTGGGATATGCCCAATGTAACCTATGTCTCCGCCTGTTGTTCTTCCTATTTCAAGGTAACCGTTTCCTGTTGCTTCAAGATCTGTGTAAACCTTAATTAATGTTTGTGTAAATGTATCTTCAGTATTCGTTGTATCTAGCCAAGCGTGTAGATCTTGGCGAAGCTTATTTAGCTTTCTACGTGCCCTCTCAAGCTGTTTGTCATCTGTTATTGAATCAAAGGCATCATTTGTTTTCTTTGTTTCAATAAAGTCATAACCTAGACCAACGATATTAGCAACCTTTGCATTAATTGCTGCATAGTTATATGTTGAAATTTCATAAATTTTTGAAAGGTATTCTTGGTTATATGGAGGCTCAATAAGATCAAACATAGCGTATCCGCTAATTGCTTGTGCCAATAGGTTTTGTTGTGTTCCAGTATCTTCAATGCCTGAAAATGATTTAGAAAACTCTCTATTAATTCTACGCTTAAATGATGACCCGAGACCTCTAAGCTTTTTGATGTCTTCTAGGCCTACTGCAAACGGGTCGTTGTTTTTTTCATCCTTTTTAAAAGAAAACCAGTCCGCTGTATTTGATATGTCGATAATGTTTTCTGAGTTATCTTCACCGAGAAATTCTACTGTCATCTTAAACCACCTATTTTTTTCATTTCGTCTTTATAGTTTCCGATATCATATGGATCAGGAACTAGTCCCCAGTCAAGTCTTTGCTTTTGATGCTGGAATTCTTCGTCGTCAATCTTTCTTCTTGCTGAAAGAAATTTAGGCCCGCCCTCATATATGCCAAATGAGCGAACTTCTCTAGCCAAAGCATCGATGTTGGATCTATTTCCTTTTTTGGACGTGACTGAAAGAAAGTTCCCATCGTCGTCTCCAATCCATCTGCCGTCAGGCATCTCCCAGACGTATATGCCTAGAATCGATTCTTCTTCATTAATGCTATATTTAGCTTTATTAATATCCATAGACATAAATCATACCATTATTCTGTGCTAAAGTCTAGAGTTTGCACAAGAGATGGACAAAATTATAGGCTAACTGACTCTGGCTCTACCACAGTTATAAAGAACGGGGTCAAATCTTCACCTAGGGCGGACTCTTCAATTCCAAAAGCGGTGTCATTTATTTGATTTACGATATTTCCCGTATATAGCAAATAGTGATTAAGCTTAGAAGATAGCGGCAATGCATTTTCATATACGGCAAGATTGTTATACATATGCCCAGATCCAGACTTGGAGTCATTTTGATTTTGATTAAACTTGAGGTTGCTGTCTGCCGATGTAAATTCAATGATTATATGGTGAGGCGTATTTACAGCCATGAAGTCCCATACGTTTACTGCGGATGTCCTATTTATACCATTTACATAGATTGATGATATTCCTGCTTTTGTTATGACTCCCGCATTATTCCATTCATATCGACTGGCTAATCCGCTTACTAAAACGTTGTCGTCGTACTGGGGAGTAAATATAACCTCTACTGTTGAAATTGCTGGGACGTTATTTAAAGAAAAGCCGTGTCCGTCATACATAGTAAGCCCATTGTTTTTATTGTAAGACAACGTCTTGCTATTTGTTTTAGGCAAAGAATAGTCATAATTTGAAGATATGTAGTATCCCGAATTGTCGCTGTAGAAATTCTTTGAACCGTAAAAAGCAATGTCTAGGGATTTTAAAATAGGAAGATATCTTGTGGCGTCGTCAGATGATAGAGTTACCCTTAGATAAATAATATCTGAAATTTGATTATCGTTTTTATTAAAGTATGGCAATGGCGATCCATTTGTGCAAGCTCTCCATGTTATGTTGTTTATGCTTGCCTCTACTAAAATTCCTTTTACGTCATTTTCCCAGTGTACCTGTGAGCTAGTAATTCCTAGGTAGTTTGGCACAATAAAATGATCTGTAAAAGAAAAAGACTTGGCACCGACTGCCTCTGGAATATATACAGAAGACTGATCACTTGATAAATACTGGCCGTTAATATTTAGCTCGCTCCATAATTTTGATACAGGGTAAGTATATGAAAATTTGCGCTGCATAGATTCTGTGTTCATGCTAAAAAGGTAACCGCCATCTATAGACGCTATCTGAGAAACGTTAACCTCTTTTACCCCTTCATTATAATGACTTAAAATTTGAGAAGGTGAGAGAGCATATCTATAAAATCCTACTGAGTCTATTACAAATTTTCCTGTTGAAGGACCACTTTTAAATGTTGTAGTGTCATTTGAAAATTTATAATTATCTACAGATGTGGTGTCAACCAAAATGCCGTTTACATACAAAGACAAAAGATTGCTTTGGAATATACCTACTACATGAATTGCTTCAGAATTAGATACTGTGTATTCTGCTTTATTAGTGCCAACTTTAAATATAATATTTCCATTTTCATAGAATATCCCAGTGTTTGTGATTGAATCTCCTACTATTGTGGCAGTAGTATTATAGGCTGGAAGCACGGCCCAGGCCTCTATTGAAAAGGTGTTGTCTTTATAATTTTTGTTTGCTATTCCCTTTGGGCTATAGGTAATTTCAGTAAGTGGCAACATTTCTGTTCCTCTTATTCCTCCCGCCACCAAGGGCATTATTTGCCTTAAAGATGTCGAAGAAGCAGATCCATTATTTAAGCTTCCAGAGTAGTCGTAAACAGAGATTCCACCTAATTGTGAATAAACTAATCCGCTATCTTTTAAATCTTGATATGTAGCAAACTGTGATAATAGCTCGGTGTAGTCTGCTATTTGCCCAGACTCTACTTCATCTAATAAATAAAATGAGTTTGGAAAGTCGTTTAAGACTGTATTTTTGTATGACATTCCATCCTCCTGTTTAAATTAAAGTGCTGCTATTTGTGTTTCTTTTTCTGCAATTGCAGAATTTAAAACTGCTAGTCTGTCGGTATCTGGAGCAGTCTTTGCATTTTCTGCAATCTTTTCTAGCTCCAATGCGTACATTTGAAATTCTAATGAACGAACTGCTGATTGACGGATTGAGTTTTTTTCGTCTTCTGATAGTACTGAGTATGTTGCCATGGTTATCTCCTTTTTATATTTGTTCTAGTGCCTGTTTCATCAGAAATAATTCATTTATCTGATCCTGATAAAAAGCAATAGTTTCTTCTGATAATGGCTCTTTGCCGTTATCTTCAATTATAGCATTTTGATACGACAATACGCTATTGTTTATTAACTCTATTTGTGATGCCAGTATGTTGGGCTCTAAATTTTTGTCCATTATGTAAATTGATAACCTCCACTAGATGGGAATCTTGTTGTAGTACCCGCAGTTCCGTCGGTATTATATCCTTCAAATATTACATAGTACCAGCCCGCTGAAGATCT